ATACAACCTCTGCGCGTGTTCCTCATCATCAGCAAATGTTGTAGCTGCGCGAGCAAATGCGTCCTGGGGAGATGTTTCCCCTTCAACCAAATATCTATCTTCGAGAGTCTTTATACTGAACTCAGATAGGTACTTATCTCTATTATAATTAATCTGCATTCATCATTCTCCTCTCTATATCGGACACATTGTCCACCCCAATTGCATCATCGCAATATGTTACTAAATCCATCAATTCATAGTTCTTGAGTAGAACGTCTGCATTTTCATTCAGTTCCTGTATATACTTATACTTACCATCTAAAGGTACGTTATCGTATATAGTCATAGCGTCTCCATATTGACTAATGAGCTGCTCTGCACGTTTTGGTCCAATGCCAGTAATACCTGGAACATTATCACCTTTATCACCAGTTAAGCACTTAAAAGAGATATACTCTTCTGGGGCTACATTGTAGTGCTCTCCCCAATTACTTATTGTAACCTCTTTACGGGTAACATAAGAAAATCTATTTACGCCTTCTTGAATCAATAAGTCCCAATCTCGGTCACTTGAGACTAGCCAAATATCTTCTAAACCATACTGCTCTTTTTGTTTCACAAGATGGGCAGCAAGATCATCTGCCTCTACACCTTGATAACGTAATACTTTATAGTTTTGTGATAGCAATTCTAGTGTTTCTTCATACTCTTCAAAAAAGTCTTTAAACGCTTGTTTCTCTGCCTCTGTTTGCTCTGCGTACTTATCTTTTCGATTCTGCTTATATTCAGGTAGTATCTCTTTTCTGTAGCTAGATGATCCCCAGTCAGCAGTAATAATAATGTTACTGCACTTGTAGGATGTAGCAAGAGAGCGTACCACCTGTACATAATCATTGCGAAAGTCTGTTCTGCCTTGATGTTTCCATCGAAAAGCTAGATTGAGTGCGTCTACTACAAGTGTTCTACCTGCCTTACCGGCTGTTGCCTCATTAAAACTAAAAGCCACCTATAAACTCCACTGTTTCGCTTTCTAACCAATCTTCTGCCAGTAGTACATAACATTCTAAGAATGAAATGTAGATATAATCTGGTGTATCCTCTGGCTGTTTAGCCGTACATACGAATACTTTAGATCGGTCATATTTAAAAAATAGAAGAGGCTTTTGATCGCCACCTTCCGCCTGTATTACAACCTTCTTCCACCAACGAATTAAATTATTCGTTTTAGGTTGTGTAAATATTTTATCTGTAAGGGCAGACTCTTTATAGTTCTTTACTTCGATACAGAAATGATTTCTCTGATTGGGGACATATAAGTCCCCTTTCAGATACTCAAGAGCGCCGGAGGCAGGCACTCTCTCAAACTTCAATCCTGTAAAATCTCGAAGCATATCACGAACTAGATACTCGCCCCTTGCCCCCTTCGCTCTTGAATCTACCATCTTTATCCTCTTTTTCTTTTTTGGACTCTTCTTTCTTCGCGTCCTCTAACCCTAACAACTCTCGGGCCTTAATGTGATGCCACCACAATCTACGTCTGCCTGCACTCATTATTCTAGTCCACTAACGTTTCCGTTCTTGACGACTTCAATCTTTTCGAGTAGCGGGTGAGTCCAACCGTGAGAAACTACATAGGTATTAAGATCTTCCCCAAGTAGTACCTCTACCATCTTCTCTCTTCCTACATCATCGAGAACATTGATAACTTCGTCTAAAAATAGTACATTGATTCGAGACTTTGAAATACTACTCATTAGTTTGCGAATTGCAATCAGTGTAGCGGTATTTACTCTAGCTAACTCACCTGAAGAAAGTGCTAGAATATCTACTATGTTTCCATTGTCTGTTATCTGTACGTTGAGTTTATCATTTGAAACAACAAATTCAAGTGTAAAGCGACCATCTGAAAGTTCGGCCAGGTACTCATTTGCTAATTCTTCTAACTCACCTACAAGATTCTCTATCTTGTATGCAAGCAAACCGTTTGTACTAAAAGACTTCTTTAATACTTCGAGATTAGACTCTAGCTTTGTCTGTACTTCTAGTTCCTGCTTACAATCATTTAACTGATCTAAGAACGCTTCAGTTTGCTCCTGTACTACTTGTATTCTTGTGTTCTTTTTTGTTCGCTTTTCATTCTCTGCCGCGATTTCAGCCAACTCTTCTTTTGACTGCTGTAGTCTAGCTTGAACGCTAGATATGCTACTATCAAGCTGTCCACGATCAACAGGATATGACTGTAGAGAATCATCGATCGACCGATACAAATTCTCCCAATCTGCTTGAGCTTTTTGATTGGTTGAAAACTGTACGTTGTTTTCTTTGATTTCTTTAAGTCTTTTGGCAACTTCATCCAACTTCTCCTGTGCGCCTTCAAGTTTTTCGCGTTCAGTCGTAATCATAGCTTTTTCTACTGATCTATCAATAGACTGCTTACAAGTGGGACACCTATCTCCTAACTTCTCTAACTTTGTCAGAATCTTTTGCGACCCCGTAGCGACTGCTTTTAACTCACTATGTTCATAGACCACAGGGTCGGGGTCTACATGAGTTAGATTTTGACTTTGAATACTCGCTATATCTATAGCTTTTATCATGTCCTTATATTGATTATTTGTTGAGATTTTTTTATTTTTTTCCGAAATATTTTGAAGTTCTATCGTCAAAGAACGGAGAGTCTTCTCATCTTCAGATGTATTAATATCTAAATCTAACATGGGTAGTATGTTGGTATCACTCAATTTATTATCATTCAACCATTTTTCAATAGTTGCAAGTTTCGCACCTATAGTTGCAGTCTGCACTGTGACAGTTCTTGCTGCGTCTTTGAATATATCAAATAATTCAACATACTTTTCTAAGTGCAACAAGTCGATTAAGAACTTCTTGCGGTTTGCATCCGTAGCAGTAAGAAACTGTAGGCTTGCATTAGTATTTTGATACACTAACTGAGAGAATGTCTTAAAATCAATACCTATAACCTCTTGCAAGGTCTTATAAGTATTTGTAGCCGTATGACTACTAATATCTTCGCCATTCTTCTCTAACTTTACTTTGATATTAGACTTACGCACTGTTGTAATTGCATAAGTATCTTCATCTTTTGTAAAGGATAAGTATATCTTGTATCCATCATTAATATATCTATTTGGAATATCTGCTTTCTTGATACCTTTCGAGTTCTTATTAAATAACGCCTCTTCAATGATTAATGGTATGGAAGACTTGCCCATACCATTTGTACCAATAATCTGTGTTACGGTATTATCATTGAGGTGCAACTCGTTGTCGGAACCGTAGCTAAAGCAGTTATCCCATCTCAGAGTTTGTAACGTAATCATTATAAGTCCCCAATATACTCGGTATTTTATCTTCAGAGATCTCTAAAATATACATTAGATACTCTACTAGTTCTTCTTCAATTGTCATATCTTTCTCTATTACGAGAGAGGCTTCTGACTTTCTCACAACTACTTTCTTATCAAGTAGTTCTGAGTTTTTGACTGCGGCAAGGTCTTGTATATCTCCCTCAATCTCATAGATAGTATGATCATAATCAGTAGGTAACATATCTGCTGGGTCTGATACAGTTTTTCTAATAAGCTGAGGCAGTTTAAACTCTTCCCATAGCCAAGACCAATCCCCTTCATTGATTAACAAGTAACCCGTCTTGACTTTTGATCGGTGGAACGAAGTTGTCATCGGACTACCTGGGTATACAATGTTTCGCTGAGTGTTGCTATGGGAATGTAAATCTCCTGCGAATACGATTGGAAAATCGCTCAACAGGTCAAGGTTTATCTCTGGTTTAACGTGTGGAGGAATCTCTCCTCGGACATGGGTAAATAAAGGCATCCTAGTATCAAAGTGATCAATACTACCTTTACGGTGAAGATCAGCATAAGGAAGTATTCCATATCCTAAGTCCTCATCAATGTACGATATATCTACTATGTTAATCAATGGATTGATATCACGAGAAACCTGCTTTAGCTGACTAAAGAAGGTTTTATTCTTCTTAGTAGCCTCATGGTTTCCATCATAGATAATTGTCGGAATCTTTACTTTACGAATAAACGCAAAGTAAAGCTCCAACTCTTCCATATTCGGAAGACGATCAAAGAGATCGCCTCCGATTATGTGCATATTACATTGATCTTCTAAAGCGTAGATTTGATCAAAAAACATTTGATACCGGTTGAGTGCCCACTTAACTGGGACATTCTTTTGACCCAGTTTTATGTGCCAATCAGCCGTGTATAAAATCATCCTACATTAAACTCTTGCTCTAGTATTTCATCATCATTATCTTGCCCTGCATTGCGAACTCGATCAAGAAGCTCTTTCTGTGCGTCAGAAGTTGGACGAGGCATAACATCATCCATAGACTTCAAGTCAGCAACAAGCGCTAATTCAGTCTCGTCAAGAGGTCGTGCTTTGCACTTCAGTGCTTGCAGTTGGTACTCAACATTGTAAGGAAGAGGGCCGGTCTTGACGCGCTTGAAACAGATGTCCCAACCAACAGTTGTGTCTGTAGGATCGCCTAGATCTTCAGCAGCAGTAATAACCTGCTCCCATAACTTCTTCTTCAGATTTACTACTTTGAGTTTGCCATCATTAGGATCGATAGCTTGACAAGCATAGCTCCAGCCACATTTAAGGTCAGGATAGTACTCACGTACCCAGTCTTGTTCTTTGTTGTTGAAACGCTCTGCATTTCGGTCGAAAGATAGACACTCCAAAGGAATGTTCTTTCCGTTTTCACCTTCAATCCAATAAACGTAGCGAGCAAGAATGTCGCCAACGATACGCATTTTGTTATCGCCGTCTTTGTATTGGAAGGTGTTGATTGATGATTTCTGGGCTCCGCCAGTTTGCTTATTAAAAGATAATGCCATTAGTGTAAAGTCTCCGGTGTGACTTCTTCAAATAGAAAATGAATACAATCATTATCTACCCTCAGTAGCCTATTGTCTGTAATATCCTCAAGCGGTACCGGTAAGTGGTACAAGTCGAGGGTTAGTTTTTGTGATACAATGTATTCAGGCAAGCTTCTAAGAGAAGCAAGCGCATAATATACGGATATATCGCGTGTTGAATACTTATAAGCGTGGAATAAGAGTACGTCAGGATGCAGCAGAAAACTGCTTCCAGTGAAGTCCATCTGAGAATATCTATAGATTCGGTCATATTTATTATTCGGAATACTCTTTTTAATGAGCATCTCCATAATCATATTACAGTGGGAAACTTTACCCTCTGCTGAATCGTAGACCTTCTGCCAGTCAAATAAGAACATTATTATACTCTAAAATTGGATTGTTGTCAAGAACTATTTTTTTAAAGGTATTTCATATGCCAGCCCTGCTTCATATAGAATCCTACCCTGTTAGAGGCCTGCTTTCTCGCAGTATTGCCCTTTAGGTGCATATCTATAATTACTGGGTCGATTTTACCTTCTCGTTTTCGTATTACACGACCTATTAACTGTGTTAGTAATGGCTCATTATTCACAGGAGTACCAAGAATCAAGCAGCTTAGTGAATCCACTGATATACCTTCGGAGAAAATTGCTTGCGTTCCGTAAAGAACGTTCTTATCTCCAGTAAGTATCTCTTCTACTAGTGTCTCTCTGTCCTCATGTGATACCTCACCTGTAACACATACGGCTTTTTCTCCAGTCAGCTCGGCGCAGGCCTTCAAAAATGCTACACGGTCACTTACTACCAACACTTTGTGCCCCTTTGCGGCGTAGGCCGCCGCCAGCATGGCTATAGTGTGTCTATACTCTTCATCATTCGATAATTTTGTTACTCTATTTGCCCAGGGTATTCTGGCACCATCCATAAATCGTATCTCGGACGCTACAAGATGTATACTTGGGGTCATATAGTTTTCTTTTGGTGGTTTAAACAGAGTATTACCAAAGTAATCTCTAAATACTACATGCTTTCCATCTTTTCTCTCGATAGTGCCTGACAAGCCTATCTTATATCGGCAATGATTGGTATCAAGTATCTTAGAAAAGGTAGGACTGCTAACGTGGTGCATTTCGTCTAGTATAATAGTCCCAAACTCTTTACGAATCTTGTCTATGTTTCGGTAAAGAGTCTGGGTATTGCCTATTACGATAGGAGCATCAAGTTCAAACTTTCCACTGCCTATGATGCCGGGCGTAATTCCATAGACTTTCTCTACTTCCTTTGCCCACTGATTACGCAGAGGGACAGTGTGGGTAACTACAAGTGTCTTCTGACCAAGTTTACCAGCTATAGCTAAACCTGTAAATGTCTTACCCCAACTGACCCATGCGTTGATTATAGCATTGTCTTCGATTTCATCATAAACCTTCTTTTGGCTTTCTCGTAGGTCAAACTTAAACTCGGGAAAGTCTACAGGCTTATTCAAGCGTTTATCTATTATTTCATAGTGCTCTGGTATCAAATCTATTCTTCCGACAGGTAGTGATACTAAGCCGCTACGAATTAGTCCCATATTCTTAATCGTCAAAGGAGGATCAAGCGGATTATGGGTAGGAATAGAATACGTCAGCTCTTTGTCGAGCTTCAATTGAAGTTCGGCAGAGCAATCCATATATATTCTGTTACTAATTACTGCTTTCATAGATTAAGATCATTTTTAGCTATAATATATTGTTTAACGAAGTTGGATCTTACAATGTCCTCTACCTGAAAGTCTATAAAGGTAAAAAGATCCATTGACTTCAATACTCGTATAAAGTCTTGTAGGCCATTAGCCTTCAAGTCTGCTTGTCTAAAGTCTCCACAGAAGATAACCCTACAATTCTCCCCTATTCGGGTAATAATTGAATCTAACTCATGGAAAGACATATTTTGACACTCATCAATGATAATTATTGCATCTCTCAGAGTTATACCCCTTATGAAGGAGGTGGTCATAAAATGTACTAATCCTTTTTGTTTTAGAATCTCGTAGGCATCACCTCTACCAAATAAGTCTATAGCGATATCCTTATAAGGTTCTTCGTATACAGAAGACTTTTCTTTTTCAGTACCAGGTAAAAATCCTATGTCTCGTGTAGGTACTGCACTGCGTATTATTACTAGGTTCTGGTAAGTACCTTTTGCCATATCATCATAAGCTAAATAGGACGATATAAAGGTCTTTCCCGTTCCTGCCAATCCATGTAATACCAAGTTTTTATTTGACTCAAAAGCAGTCAGTTGATTTCTAGTTAAAGGTTCAATCTCTCGCAGCTCTAAACTAGCCCCTGCGAGTGTTTTTCGTCTTTTCGGCATATTATACTTTCTTTTTTGTATCTTTGAGTTTCGTCTCTGAATACTCATAAAGCACCCATGGTAGACCATATAAGTGCAGAACCCCTGCCCACTCCATCTCTGGAGTAGGAGGGCGTGGTACAGTAAAGGGAGCGTTATGCCCCTCTACTGTTATAACGGAAACAACTTCTCGTTGCTCCACTTTCTTAATTTTAAGGTACTTTAGCTGTGCAAACTTAGTTTTGTCATATATAAACGGTTTTCCTACATTATCTATGAAATACTTTGTTCCTTGTTTAAGTAGACCATTGTACCCTGTAATCATTTTTCGCATAACGAGTAGGTCTTTATGAGCGCTTTGCATTCTTCTCTGCCCCATAGTCCTACCTTCCATGTTCTTATCGTCAACTACTTTATTGTCGATAAGCAGTAGGCCATCAACCATTTCCCAACCTCCGCTCGGTAGAACGAAGATTGGGTACTCAATCTGTCTCATGTGTTTATATGTGATTACCATACTTAGCCTCGAACTTGCCTCCTGAGTAATCTTCATGTACAATCTCGAAGTCACACCCTACGGGGACTCCTGCGATAGAGACACCTCTATCCATTTGAATAAAATCAGCTAGTTTAGCCATATACTCTGGTACTTCGTCTTCTGGTACTTCTGCGAGAATGGAATCGTGAACCAACGCAAAGATTCTTGCTTTCTTCTTGTTAGCTTTAATCCACTCACCCATATCAATAGCCCCTAAAAGGTTAATATCAGAAGCAGTAGACTGCACCAGAAAGTTAAGACCAGACCTAATGCTATGGCTCTGGATGCCCGAGTCTGTCGATGCGACATTTGGTAATCTCCGTTTGCGACCAAAGAAACTATAAATAAACCCATTCTGCTTGATAAATTTCTGGTTATCTTCAATCCATGATTTTAGTTTGTGAAACTCGTTAAAGTAGTCATCAATAACTTCTTTAGCTTCCTGTGTTGTAAATATTTTACCACTATCTTTGGTTACTTGTTCACTGATTTTCTTTGGGCCTGCACCATACATAATACCAAAGGTTACTGCTTTTGCAGCCTGCCTTTGCATTCCATACAGTTCCGATACTTGTTCAGCCTCACAAGGTAGCTTAAATACTTTCTTTGCAATCTGTGAGTGAAAGTTACCTCCAGCACGGAACACATCCATGAGAGCATTGTCTTTTGCTAGCACAGCGGCTACATATACCTCTGCTGTAGTTAAATCCATTGCAACAATCTTATGTCCAGGAGCTGCTTTAATGCACCCCTTGACTATAGGGTTATCTCGTGGCAACTGCTGCATATTGAGCTTGCCAGAAGAGCTAAGACGACCAGAAGTGGTACTGTGTAAGTTAAAACCTGTACGTAGCCTACTATCTCTATCCAGTTGTGGTATGATTTTGTCCAGATAAGTATTTTTAATCTTGGACTTTTGTCTGATTGCGAGAATGAGACCTGGTACCTCTGATTGAGAGGTAAGTTCTTGTAGAACTTCCGCGTCCGTACTATTAGCGCCTGTACCTGTCTTTTTTCCAGTCGGATTAAGGCCAATAAAGTCAAAAAGTAAAGAACGTAACTGCACAACACTATTAGGATTAAAATCTTTTCCATTAATTTCCTCAAATTTACTAATGGCAGGGTGCTTGTATAGTTCCTGCACCGCTTCATCAATCTCTGTCTGCATTAGTTCTTGGGATTTCTTTAGTCTATCTTGATCAAAGGGAACACCATTATCTTGTATATCAGTTAAGAATCTGCAGCCAGGAATAAGAATCTCATTATATACTCTAGCAAGACGCTTATTTTGTTTAATTTTTACAAACTTTTCATAAAGTAGAAAGGTTACTACGGCATCCATTGCAGCATATATTTTCATGGTATCAAAGGGAATACTATCCCAAGTAAACTCTGCTTTCGTAATACCATGTTGTTTGCGGTAATCGTCCATCCAGTCGTACATTGGTTGCTCGTAATCTCCATAAGGAGTATACTTCATAGCAAGTTGTTTCAGTCCGTGTGTACCTGGGTTCTCATCAATAAGATAGTGCAGTAGCATTGTATCTTCAAATCTAGGAAACTTAAAGTTGAAATGATACTCAAAGAATGCCATATCAAACTTTGCATTATGAAATACTACTATCTTCTCATTGAATAGTTGTTGTAACAGCTCCTCTGTAGTTTCATCGAAACACTCTGTATCAATGTAAACCCCTTTGTCTTGCTGATAGGACAAAGAAAGACCAAGCATATGCCCATCACGAGGGTACAAGCCTGTGGTCTCAGAGTCAAGGCCGATATAGCCAATAGGAGAAGCAATAGCAGCACGAATATATTCATTACACTCTTCAGTGTCTTGAATACCGTACGCATTTTCTGCATTGATTACTACATCCTGCTTATCGCCTGTAATATATTCTATAATACTTGCTTTGGAGTCGTCCCAAGTACGTTGAGCCTCTGGTTTAAAGGCTAACATGGCAGGGTTGATTACAGGAAGGAACTTTTCATCAACTTTCTTACCTGAATACTCTGTGACAGAATTAATTTTAGTAAAATACTTCAAAGCGTCACTGCCTACGAGAATAATCCATTCATACGCATCAATGTCTATCTCGATGTCGCA